GTTGATGGTAGTGTAGGCGGTAACTGTGGAATAATTTTCCATCCAAATAAAACATTGATGCCATTGATGTATAACATTCGAAAGAATGGTGTCAACCATCAACAGATTCCCTCCATTTTTTGTGCAAGATACCCTGAATTACTAGCATTAGCGGCAGAAGATGACCAATTTGATGCCAAATTACAGGGAAAAAGCAAGTCTCGAAAGCAGGTTTTCAGTAGGTTTAAGGGTTATAACAAGTTCATCGTCGGTTTTGATAAGGGATTCGTGACTAAAAGAGCGGTTTCCTACCTCAGAACAACTTTGCAGTGGATCAACCATTACGAAAATCTTAAGAAATATGAAATAGATCATAAGAAGTCCGCAGGCTCCTACCTATGGATTTTTAAGATAATAGACCCAAAGAGCTTCAAACTTTGGTTGAGCTTGTCTGATGAAGACCGTAAAAAGACGGGAATAATGGCAAAGAAAAGTCCTGGATCCTCTCTAGTTCTACCTCCTGGTATGGAGGTAGAAGTTGTAAATCCTACCTTAACTTCTATTAAAGATCAGGATACTGATGTATTGGAAATGATAGGTAGTGGACTGAATGAGCCTGGAGACGTTTTAACGGGCACTCCAAGAGGTCCTTATGCCTCAGTAAAGGCCTCTAGAGGACCTATGTCAGATAGAGTGTCTGATGAAATTGCGTATTTTGATCGTTGGTATAAACATCATTTCTGGAGTTCTATCTTTTTTTTAAAGTCCTCTGTATCCAATTTTCCAAGTAGTATTACAGTGGAGGAGGCTACTGAGTTTGATGGGGGAGAGCCGAAATTTGAGAAAGTTAAGAGACGGCCTGAACAACTCATTGACGTTTCTTACCCATCATCCGAGGTAATTGATTTGGAATCAAGGTCAAGGGCTTTATTGGGGGTAAAGCACGGACCTATGAGTGAACAACTCGGTATTCCAAATAGTGAGGTAGCACGTAGAATAGGTATTGGAGGATATGCTCGTATGAGATTGAGGAAGGCTACCGAAGATAAGAAATTTCCAGAATTGGTATATGAGGCAGGTGTTGATACGGAGTCTGTTCAAGAGTCCGTGGAGGGGGAACCAGGTAAAAAAGAATAGGAGGTAGTATGCCTTGGGCGGTAGGAGATGTTGATAGGCACAAGAAGGGCCTTACTCCTGCACAGAAGAAAAAGTGGGTATCTATCGCCAATGGAGTTCTAAGGAGTTGCCAATCCTCTGGAGGTTCGGATTGTGAAGGTAAGGCTATAAGAATTGCAAATTCTAAATTTATGCTTTTGAGTGAAGGTTCTCCCTGGACGGTAAATGATTTGGAAGAACATTATGAGTTTTTCCAGATTATGGAGGGGGAAAATGATATTCAGAGCTTGCAACGTTCTTCTAGTAGAGATAGACCTGGAGGATCAAACGCTGGAAGATACAAAACTAAAGGACCTTATTGTGGACCTTCAGGAGGTGCACCGGCAGGGACTTATCCTGTTAATACGAGAGCGAGAGCGAGAGCCGCTGTTAGTTATGCCAGGCATGCACCCAATCCGTCTGGGATAAAAAAATGTGTGTGTAGACATTGGCCTTCTTTACCTTCATGTAGAAAAAACAAAGGGAGTGATACAATGGAACAAAAAATACCGAAAGGAGCACTAAGATTTGTTGACCAAGGCTGCCACGCCCATGTGGAGTTACAAGATGCAGGGGAAGGCAAAACTAAACCTAAAATGAAGATGACGGCCTATACCGGAGGTATTATTAAAGGTCATTGGTACTGGGGGGATCTGGCAATCGACCTTGAAGGATTGAAATTTGATCAATCAAGGTATCCAATTTTAGAGGATCACAATACAGCGAGAAAGATAGGCCATATGTCTAAGCCTAGTATAGAGGAAGGGAAATTGACTATTCCTGAGGATGTGGTGTTTCTGGACAACGATGCGGCGAATGAGTTTATTAAGAATACTACTACTAAACCTCCCTTTCCTTATCAGGCTAGTATTTATGCTAAGCCTATTGCTGTTGAACGGTTAGAAGAAGGCGCCAAGGCAAAGGTTAATGGATTTGATATGAAAGGTCCTGGTTCCATTTGGAGGTCGGCTATTTTTAAGGAGGCCTCGGTTTGTGTTTTTGGATGGGATAGTAAAACCAGTGCCTCCGCCTTTTCTAAAGAGGAGATGGAGGATGTGGACTTTGAGGAAGAGGAAGTCGTCTCCATCGAGGAAAAAATTCAATTAAAACGTAGGAAGGAGGTGAAAACAATTATGAACCTGGAAGAACTCAAAGAACAATACCCTGATCTCTTTGAGGAGGTTACTCAGTTGGGAATTGCCCAAGCCAAAGAGGAATTCAAAAAAGTTGAGAATTCCTTTACGGTTAGTATGAAAGCCCTTGAAGAGAAAGTGGAGAAACTGTCGGTCAGGAATTTGGATTTGGAGAAAAAGGACATCGAGAGAAGTGAGAAAGAGCTCAAAGCTCGTTCCCGTGACGTATGGATGAACAAGCTCTCCAGTAGTGCCATTCCTGAGAGGTACTTCGATAAAATCATGGCCCATGTTGACCATAACAAGTTCGTCAGTGAGGGTGTTTTTGATGAAGCTAAGTTTGTTGAGGCCGTAGTGGCGGAAATCAAAGATTGGGAAGATCGAGGTATCACACAGACAGTTCTGGGATCCGGGTTTTCGGAGAGACAAGTCGGTGATCAGAAAACAGGTAAGGCAGACAATACTGATGTAAAGTCTACTACCGCTCGTCTTCTGAGCCATGTGGGTCAAAAGCCCAAGCAAGAATAATCCTAAAAAGTTTTACGGCCATATTAACTCCTAAATGGAAGGAGGTGAATAAGTATGACATTAATTCGTGGAGGGGATACCCCTCATGTTCTTCATGGTGTAGCCAAGGACTATAAACGTCTTTACTATTCAGACCATCTGGCTGCCTTAAGAGTTGATGTTACTCTTCAGGCTGGCTATGGTCTGGTAGAACAAGGTTCTGCTCTAGCTATGAACATTTCAGCCGCTGGTAATATTGGGAAGTTGGTTCCGTACAATCCTACTTCCTGGGATTTTTCCTCACTCCATCCAGGTCGTGCCTTCCTTGTTGCCAATACTGGAACAACGGATAAATTCGTCTATGTGGCGATGGAGGACAGTTATAAATTCGCTATTGGGGATGATGTTATCCTTAATGATAACACAACCTCGGCTGAAAACAAAGGTGCGATCACAGCTATTGATAGAACCTCTGAGGTTCATCGGGCTAAGATCACCTTTACCGCGGCAATTGGTGGTACAGCTTTCTTGACCACCCGTTATGCGTATCTTGCCGTGGAGGCAGGAGATAATACCAACAATTATTCAGATTGTGTTGGTATTCTGGAGAAATCAGTTGACACCGGCGCTGGTCAATACGCCAAAGGTGCCAACGCCACCTTGATCATTGGTAACGCGGTCCTTTATGAGGGTCTGCTCACCAATGTTGACTCGGCGGCAAAAACAGACCTGTCCGCTGGTTCATTTGGACAGTACCTTTATATGAGATAAAAATTCACTACGGAAGGAGGTGAAAAATATGCCAAGAGGTGCTTCCGACATTCCAGAACTGAGGTTGGAGGTTTTACAGGATTTCATGGAAACCTTCATGACTCCTCCCAACTTCGTTCTGCAAAATATGTTTCCTACTCGTCAATCGCCGTCGAGTACCATTAAGTGGGAAAGTCGTAGAGGAGGAAGAGGTTTAACACCCTTTGTTCCTCCAGGTGCTCCTGCACCACAGACGGCACCGCTCGGTGTTGCACAACATCAAGCGGAGGCGGCATACTGGAAGGAGAAAATGCCGTTCGACGAGGAATTTCTTAATAACCTACGTAGACCAGGTACCACGGTAGAGCATCAGTCGGCGGAACAAACGCTGGCTGAGAATTTGGCGAGTCTTAAAAATAGGTCTAGTCGTAGAAAAGAGTGGATGTTCGCTCAGATGCTCTTCAATAATGGTTTCAGCTATAAGGTGAAGCAGGGATATATGGCGTCGGTGGATTATCAAATTCCATCTGTCAACCGTGTAACCCTAGCTAGTGCTCGAAACTGGAACAATGGAGGTAGTAAAAACATTCTGGAGGACATTCAATCAGGTAAGCAGGTAATTCATGATGCTTGTGGTGCGAAGGTGAATATCGCCCTTTTTAACTCGAGTGTCTTAAAACTGCTCGCCAACGATTCGGCTATCCAAACCCTTTTGAGAAAGGATGCTTTCGGTCTTGGTAACCTTTATGGTAACCTAGCGGCCAACGTCCACGACATCATTGGGGTGAACGCTGCCGTGCTGGGAGCCTTGCTTGATATTGATCAATTCATAGTTTATGATGAGCAGTATGAGATTCAAGCCTGGCTGACCGCCGCCGTAACAGGCGGATCCACTACCTGGGTTTCAGTTGACTCTTCCCAAGATTTTGAGGCTGGAGGAGTTCTTAAAATCCATGATCAGAGCACTGGTGATTGGGAGGAAAGGGTAATTCTTTCTGTGAGTCAGGAAACTCAAAGAATCCAGATTGAGTATCCTACCACCTATAATTACCTGCCAGGTCAGGATTTTGTCCGTATGGCTAAGAAGTACGTCCCGGATGACAAATTCGTGATGATGGCCACACGAGTAGATGGTCAACCCATTGCCCAATACTATGAGGCTCCCTTTGGGAGGGCTCGTAGATGGGGACAGTATGTGGACCAGAGTGAAGATTGGGATCCTGAAGTTGTTTGGATCCGCGTTCAAGATAAAGGCCTCCCTGTTCTAATGCAGAGAGATGCCATGTATGTCCTCACGGTGTGGACACCGCCTGAGTTAGCGGCTACGTCAACCACAACCACTACTTCTTCAAGTAGTACGACCACGACCACCGCGTAATAGTGGCTGGTTGGAAGAGGATCAATCGATGAATATCGAAAAGGTAATAATTAAGGTTACACTTAAAGGTGTTTCTAATCAATGGGAAGAAGGGGAGGTGTTATTTCCTCCCCTTCCCCAGGAAATTTTGCAAGAAATTGACCTAGGTAGGGATACCGTTGAGGTAGTAAAAATGGATGAAATTCCAAATAACATAATAGGATTACCTTCAATTACTACCTTAGTAAAAACCAAATCTACTTTGAAAAGAGAGGAAACCCGTATAAAGAGAGTCAGGAGAATGTAATGGAAAGAACTATGTTTATTCTTGAACTCAAACAAAGGGTAAAAGGTCTTTATAAGTATCTAGATAAAGTAGATTATGATAATGCTTTAGATGATGCCTCCAGAGAAACTGGATGGACATTTCCTGTTTCTGAGGATATTAAAATACTTTGGATTTTAAAAAGAGCCACAAGGCATCTTTATTCATATTTATTATCTGAATCTGCCCATAAGTTTAAATATGAACAGATTAACCTTCAACAAAGATATGAACATTACCGACAACTTGTAATAGATTTTGATAAAGAGTTCACTATATTTGTAGAGGAAAGGATT